ACCGTAGTTTTTTCAAGCCTTCATGGGCAGTTATGGGCAGTCATGGGCAATTGATGACCCATGGCTAACTATCTGATATTGCGCCATTCAACGCCCTTTTTCGGAATCATGGGCTATTTTAGACGACAACTCAATAGAGCGGCGGGAATCGTAGTTTTTCAACGCGCGCGCCAGATTACGCCCGCAGCCAAATATACGATATATTACATTTTTCTTTTTGTTGTATGATATGACAATATAGCCCATAACCCCTCTAAACCTCATAATATCAGCGGCTTGTGCATGGGCAATCACGTTCCCGTTTGGGCACCCAAACTACCCAAGCCCTAAAAACTACGATTTATCGATCCGACGCTCATTTTTTGCTTGCCTATATAGCCCATGAAGTGTAAGACATTCTTGTACGCAAACAAGGGACGACGCACATGGCCAAAGTAAAATTCAATTGGGCGCAACAAGACGCGGGACTGCGCGCAGCAATGCCAGACAATGTTGCGTTGTACGCAACACCTAACCACATCAAATTCGGCAAACCCGCACGCAAGACCGCGTGGCGCGCTGGCGCGTCAGTGTGGGATGAGACGACGCGCACCATGAACCGGTTCGGCGCGGACGTGTACGGGCAGCAATGCGCCAACAAGGCGGACGCCATGCGGCTCGCCGAGAGCGTTTATTTGGCGGCCATCAACGCCAATGCGGCGGCCAGGCTTGCTTGACGCCAAGCCGGCCATATTGTAACACAATCTAGTGCAACGACACACAAAGGGACGTAAACAATGGACACCACATACAACGGTTGGACGAACTACGCGACATGGCGCGTCAATCTGGAAATCTTCGACGGCTTGGCGCCCGAGGATATGGGTTGGGAAACGTTCGACATATACGACCTAACTGACTCCCTGAAGGAATACGCCCAAACAGCGATTGAGGACAGCGCGCCCGAGGGACTGGCGCTGGATTACGCTCGCGCGTTCTTGGCCGACGTCAACTGGGGCGAGATCGCCCGCCACAAAATCACCGAATACGCTTGAGGAACGCAACATGACCTACAGTTTCCAAGCGCCGCGATACGCGGCGACCAGCTACACGATCGACAATCTGGCGCTGGACACGGGCGCCGCGTGGTCCGGCGAACTGTCAATCGAACCGGAAGGCGCGGGGTCCGAAGATTGGTACATCTACCGCGCCAGCGCAGACGATCCCGACGACGAGGACAAGATCATTTATTTCGACACGGACACGAACCCCGAGACGTTCGCGGCTATCTGTCGGGCGGTCTACGGCAACGTCCACATCTGCATGGCGATTAACAGTGAGGCTCAGGAATGACACGCAAATTCAAGATGATCGGTGATGAGTTGACGTTTGGCTGGGTGACGGTCGCGCACATGGTGCCAAACCTTAGCGCCAGCCTGCGCGACGATCTGGACGCGTTCTTCGACGGGCTCACGCTGGACGTTGTGACGGTCGCGGAAGCGGCGGCGGAGGCGGCCAGCCAAGCGGCGGCGGAATGTTCCGGCGCGTATGACGACGGTTACCGCGAAGGCTATGACGCCGGCCGCCGCAATTATCAGGGACAGGGACAATGAAACATGACCTCTTTAATCTTTACGATCCTTTCAGCGATTTACCGGCTCACACGCCCACGGGCTTGACGCCGGCGCTCCACACCGCCACGGACGCGGCCGGCGTGCGCACGCTCACGCACTGCGGCGACACGGTGGGGCACTATCACCGCGCCCGCAAGCCGCACCTGTGGCGCGGCGTGACGCACGGCGGCGAGGTGGTCTACGGGCGCACCGAGCCGGACGTGCGCGCGGCGCTGCTGGAACTCTACGCATGATGGGCTTGGAACAGCAGCGGGCGCACTACCGAGCCGTCCGCGCCCGCATTGCCGGGACACGCCCGGCGCCATTGCCACCCGCACCGCGCCAAGCCCTGCCGCCGGACCCGCCGCCACCGCCGCCGGACCCGGTAGCACGGCTGCCCGTCAGCGACCGCACGCGCCAGAGCCTACGGCATGTCTTGACGGCCTACGGCGCGACGTGGGACGACGTGACCGGCCCCGCCCACCACGCACGCACGGTCACGATGCGGCGCGCCGTCTACTGGCTGCTACACTGCAACGGCTTTTCGCTATCGCGCATAGGCGCGCTAACGCACCGCGACCATACCTCTATCCTCCACGGACTGAAAAAGGTGAACTCATGGACCCCAAAGCAATCCTGACCGCCGCCGCCGCCCTGATCGACGCCCGAGGCGTCAACTACGGCGGCATCGAAGCCAATTTTGAACGCGCCGCCGCTCTGGCGACGCTGAAGCTCAACCGTACCCTCAGCGCTTACGAGGTCGCCATCGTCATGGAGAGCGTCAAAGATGCAAGGCGCGCCATCGCGCCGGAGCACTACGACAGCCACCTTGACGGCATCAATTACCGCGCGTTTGCGCTGCTGCTGTCGGGCGCCGCGCCAGGCGTGCCCACCACGCCCGAGCTGGTGGCGATGCTTAACGGAGCGTCAGATGCCCCACGTTAACTTCGACGAGCGCCGCAAATGCAAGCGCGAGTCAAAAGCGCGGATGCGCGCAAGACGGCGCGAGGAGTACCGCTCAGTGGCGCCTGCGTTCAATGTCGTTGAGCGCAAACCGATAGTGCATCAATACAACATCTACCCGCCCCCGATCTCGCTCGCGCCAGTCAACATCCTGACGCTTGAGGATATCGAGGCGAAGTATGGAACCGTAACATGACACGAACCCTCGCCCTCGCCGCCATGTTGTCCACCTCACCCGCCGCCGCGTCTGTCCAGCAGATGATTGCCACGGAGACGACGCGGCAGATCGGCGCGCAGTGGACGACGACAGCCTTGCGGATTGCAAAGCTGGAGAGCGGCTACCGCTGCAACGCTGTCGGTCCCAAGACGCGGCATGGGCGGGCAAAAGGAGTGTTTCAAGTCATGCCCGTCACCGCCCGCGCAATGGGCTACAATCCGGCACGGCTGCATGAGTGTGGCTACGGGATAGCGGCGGGCGTCACGCACATGCGTTTGTGCATCGCTTCTGGCGTGCGAACGCCAACGCAAATGGCGTCCTGTCATGTCGCAGGAACAAACGGCTGGAAGGTGCGGCTGAACGCTCGCGCTGAACGGTACAAACAGAAATACGTGCAGCGTTCTGCACGGTAGAGCTTCGGCGCGAGCCGGAGGCGTCGGGACTTCCCGGCGCGGATTGGTTGATGGGTCTTCCCTTCAATCCAATTTGTACGTCCCTTGACTTGCCCCGGCCTCGCGGCCGGGGTCTTTTCGTTTCAGGCCCGCTTGATGTTGACGACGTTGGGCGCGGGCGGCTCTTCGATCATGTTCCGCAGGTCGGACTTGGTGTGCGCCTTCGACATCTCGGGCGACGCAAAGACCAGCTTCTTTGTGCCGTACTTGGCGGACGCCACGCGGCCCATGTCGATCCAGCCGGCCTCTTTGAGCGAGTGCAGGAGCTGGGTGTGGTGCAGCTTTACGCCGGTCGGCGCGTGCGGCAGCAGCCGCTCGCACAACGAGTAGAACGGCGCCCCGACGACGCCGCGCGCGAACTCGCCGCGCTTCTCGCGGATCATGTCCACCAGAAAGCTCTCGGCCACGGACATGCCCTGCTCGACCATGCTGACCTTCCAGTCGGTGACGGGCGGCACGGCCGACGCGTTGAACGCTGACACGTCGCGGTCGGCCAGCCAGCGCGCGACCTTGGCGAACCCGCCGGCAGCGTACCAGTCCCACAGGGCCGTGGCCTCGGCGGCACCCATGCGCCCGCAGTTCGACCAGATGCAGCACCAACGGCGGTCCTGCGACGGCAGCGAGATCGGCACTTGGTCGTTGGTAAACGCCAGCACAAACAACCGGTTTACGGCGTCGTAGGGGTGCATCCCCTTGCGGTTGATCGACAGCACCAGCGGCGGGGCGGCGATCAGCGGCTTCAGCTTGTTCGCCAACGCCCGGCGCTCCCGCGCCTCGGGCTCCTTCAGCTCGTTCAGGATCAGGACTTCGCTTTCCAGATGGTAACCCCAAGCGGTCCCCAGGCTGTCGTTGTCGATCATGCCCCGGTTCTTCATGTCGGGGCCGCAGATGGCCCACAGGAACGGCGCCCACATCGTGTCCTTGCCGCAGCCCTCGTCGCCGCCGTGCAGGATCGCGTGGTTGACCTTGGTGCGCGGCTGCTGGACTTTCACGGCCATGACGTCCAGCACATGCTCGCGCTCGGTCGGGTCGGGGATCAGCCGCTCGCAATGCTTCAGCCACGGCGTGATGTCGCCGCCGGCAGCGTAGGCCGGGCGGGCGTCGCGCCACAGGTTGCCGTAGACCAGCCCGTCGCGCTCGACCAGCGCCGTCTCGCCAGCAGCGTATATGAGCGCCTGAAGTGTCCGTGAGCCCATGTGCTGGCGGTTCTCGTCGTAGCAGACCGATGCCTCGATGCGACGACCGTTGTGGACCGACACGCACTTGACGTGGCGGAACAGGGCGTTGAAGGCGCTGCGGGAGTACTCCCGCCGGTCGGCCAGATCGAAGAAGGCGTCGTCATCCAGAACGTAGGCGAACCGCTCGTACCACGCGTTCTTCTCAAGGCGGCCCAACTCGCGCCGGTTGACCTCATCGACGATCTTCTGCGCCTCGTCGGGGAACGCGGCGGTCGGCTCCAGCACCGCCCGCACCACCGCCATCTGCTCGGCCAGCAGCTCGTCGCGCAGCCCCGGCGTCGCGCGCGGGCCGCCCTGCTCGGCCACCCAGTCGAGGAAGGCGCGGCTGTCGAGATGCTCGCAATGGCCGTGGTAGCAGCAGAACGACCGCTCCAGCGGCTTGTAGCGGGCCTCGATCTGCCCGTCCGAATGCTCGCCGTGGTTGGGGCAGATCACGCCCATCCAGCCCTCGGCGTTCGGTTGTGACATCACGAGATTGTGATCGTTCAGCCACGTCAGGACCGTATCCTTGCCCGTGTCGCGCAGCCGGAACACCGTCCCGTGCGGGCTGTCGGCCTCGCCGGGGGCGACACCCAGCGCCTCGCAGATTTGCGGCAGCGTGAACTCACGGTCGGGATGGAACTCGACCAGACGCGCGCGGAACCCCTCGCGCTCCGGCTTCAGGTTGACCGAGCCGGGCAGCCGGCAGTTGCGCACCGCGTTGGTGGCGCCGGGGTCGGTGTAGCCCGTCTCGGCCAGCGCCCGCAGCGCCGCCGTCTGCTCGCCCACGGTCGGCTGCGTGGTGTAGGCGTAGCCCCACTGGTAGTTGTCGGGGCTCGTCTCCATGATCCACGTCGGCGGCAGCGCGGGCGTCTTCGACTTGGTGCCGATGTCGTCCAGCATCAGGAACAGGCAGTACTGGCAGTTCGCCACGCTGGCGCTGGGCTTTCCGTCGCTGAAGCGGTCGAGGATGAACGAGCCTGTGTTGACGTACCATGCTTGGTCGTCCTTGCGCCGGTAGGTCGGCAAGAACGCCGGCCAAGTGTAGCGCGGCGAGCCGTCCGCGTGCAGCACCGGAGCGCCGCTGCGCAGCACCGCCTTCTGCCGGACCACCAGCGCCGTCTCTCCCTCCGGCGCCAGATTTGTCAGGTATTCAAGAAAATCCATGCCCTACCCCTTTCCGTAACGTGTCATCGCGTGAATCTCGACGCCGAGCGGCAGACCGCCGCCCCAGTTCGGCGGCGTACACATCACCCGCCGCATGATGTCGGACGCCCGGTCGGGGTCGTCCGTCTCGACTACGATCTCGTCGTGGACGTGCGCCACGACCTCCAGCCCCTCGGCCTCCAGCCGCGCCAGCGAATGGCGCAGGATGTCGTGCGCGGCGGCCTGCGTGATGTTCTCGCACGCGAGCCCGCGCCACAACCGCGCGCGGGGCCACTCCTTGGCGTCGGCGGCGGGCTTCCATGCCGCCTTGGCGTAGGTGATGTCGTCGCCCTCCAATCGAGCGAACGGGTAGCATAGCACGCGGCCGGACGGCAGAGCGTACCAAAGGTGCTGCCCGTCGAACAAGTAGGTAACGCGCCCAACACTGAATTCGTGCCCCTTGTTGCGCAGCGCCCGCCGGTAGGCGCGCTCCAGCGCCTCCCAGAACGGCATGGCCCACGGGTTGGCGACGCGCCAGCCATGCACCATGCGCTTGGCTTCCGGCTCGGGCAGGTGCAGGCCGTAGACGCGGCCCATCGCGGCGAACGCGCCGACGCCGCCACCGAAACCACATGCTAATTCTTGGACCTTGCCGACTTGGCGCTGGTCGCCCGTCACCGCCTCGTAGGTGGTGCGGAAGGTAGCGACGGCGTTGACCTTGTACGGGTCGAGGCCGGAGCGGAACACCTCCAGCTTGTCGTCGCCCGCCGGGCTGGCCGACAGCCACGGGTTGACGCGGCCCTCAATGCTCGACCAGTCGGCCACGACCAGATGCTTGCCATCCACCGGGAGGATCGACGGCCGCAGCATCGACTTCAGCACGTCGGTGACGCGCCGCCCGAACTTGGGCGTGATCTCATGCCCGCGTACGATGGCCTGCCGGACTAATTCAGGGTCCTTGGCGCACTTGCGTGGGTAGTTATGGAGCTGAAGCCCGTAAGATGAAGCACGACCCGTAGCTGATCCTCCAGCGAATACAAATGCGCCTCTAACTCGGCCATCCTCAACATCTGCCAGCGCGTGTGCGCGGGCAAACTTTGCGACCGACGACGCCCAGAGGTCGTCGGCGCACTGTACGACATCAGCGACCTCGGGCGGCACCTCCTCGGCATTCTCCTCGGCCAACGCAAGCAGGGACGCTCGGGCGTTCCTGTCGATTGAGTATTTCTTATCGCCATCTTTGTACGTCTCCATCAGCGCCAGCGCCTGGGGGCCAACGCGCTCCATCACCCACGTCCGCATCTTGGGACTGCGCACGCTGGTGATCGCGCCGCCCGTCACCTCGCGCACAGTCTGCTCGATCTCGACCTGTTCCTGCGCCGCGTACCGCACGGCGGCCTCGCACAGCGCCCGGTCCACACGCACGCCGCGCAGGTTGATGCGGGCGTTGACGTGGTAGTCGCGCAGCTCCTCGTCGGACAGCTCGCGCATGGACTTGCTGACGGCCCGCATGGCGCGCACGTCCTGAAGGGCGTACTCGCCCAACTCGCGCAGCAGCGCCGGGTCGTCCTTAAACGGCGGCAGGCAACAGGCGCGGACGAGCTGCTTGCCCCGGTGATCCTTCTTCATCGACGCGCCCGCGAAGCGGCCTACGTCCTCCAGCGAGCCGGGCGCGCAGTTGGAGCGCGCCTGCGCTGCGGTGCAGTACCACGCCTCCAGCGGCGGCTCCGGCACGCCGTAGTCGGGGCACACGGCGAACCATGTGATGAGCCGGTCGAACTCCTCGTTGTGGGCGCGGATTTGCCGCTTGGCGGCGAAGTGATCGCACACCCGCGCGGGGAACGGCTCATGCGCCCACCAGAGCTGCGGCTCCTCGTCGTCGAAGGCGTAGGCCATGCACAGCGCCTTGGTGCTGGCGTCCTGCGCGTAATTGTGCGCACCCACCGACGTCAGGTCGGCGTGACTCCTCGTTTCGTAATCCAACCAGAGAATTGTCATGACGCCCCTCATGAAACAGCCGCCGACGCGGGAGAACGTCGGCGGCTGGGCTCACCCGTTAGCTGCGACGACGACGCCGTCCGTCAGCGGGGGCCTCAACGTCCGGCTCGGAGGGGGTCTGAGCGGACGCTGTCTCTTCCGGGCCATTCATGCCCATCCATTCGACGACTTCAAACACGGGCGTGTAGATGCGCCCGTAGCTCTTGTGGACGTAGTGCTCCTTGCGGAGCTGGACCACCGGAACCGGCTTAGTCTGATCCTTCTCCACCTGCGCAGCGATTGACAGCGCGAGCGCCTGGAGAGCCTTCTTGCCGCCCACGGACGTGACCGTGTAGCGGGCCTCCATGTCCTTGTCCTCGCCGGACATGCACTTCAGGCTCATGCCGAGCTGCATCTCCCACCCGCGCTTGGCGCCCGCCGGAGCGGGGTCCAGTTCGGGCAGCGGCTGCGACACCGGCACGGCGACCTCGGCCAGCACGTCGCCGTCACCCCAAGCGATGTAGCCGTGGGTGAACGAGAACGGGTTGATGGCCCACGTCGCGCTGTCCTCGACCTCGGTCTGGTCAGCGCCGAACACCCAGTGCCCGGTCTTGTCCATCTTGAGGATCACGGAGCCGCCGCCCGACGACGCGCCGCTGGCGACGTTGCGGAGGCTGTCCGCGAGAGAGGCGACGGAGGGAAGGTTGGCTTTACCAAATACTGTGACGTTTGACATTATCGTTTCCTTACAGTTTGCCAAGGGGCAAAAACACCCCGTTATTCGGCGCGCGCAAACGCACCGAATTCCTTTTGCGCCGCCGCAACATAAGCTGCGTGCGCTTGTTCTTCCGTGTCGAAAGTACCCAGACACGTATTCACGCCAGATATACGTATCTGCGCTCTAAACCGACCCTGCCTAGTTCGTGTCGTGCCTTTCAGCCGGTTTTTGCTGTTAATCTTTTTACGTGTGTTAGCCATGTTTAATCTGCGGTCAGCCAACCTAAGATTGTTTATTTGATTGTTTGAAGGATTTCCGTCGACATGGTCTATCTCGCCCGCCGGCATCTCTCCGTAGTGTAACGCCCACGCAATACGATGCGCGCGTACAGTTATACCCTGCAAACAAACCAATACGTAGCCATCTGACCGCCGCCACCCAGCCATTCCGCCCGCTTTCGCGCGATAACGGTTAACGCGCCAATACAAGAAACCTGTGTCTGCGTCATACCTTAACCAGTCAGAGTAATTCATCACGTTAGCTTCCCCAACGCCGCCGACAAGTGCTTACCGATCATCAGCGCCTCCGGCCGGGGATCGCTCTCCGGCGCGATGGTGTTACCAGTTGAGACTGAGACGACCAGATCGCGCGGCAGGTCGAGCTTGCGCTTCTTCAGCACCTTCTCCACCTTGGCCGGCGACAGCAGAGCCGTCTCGGTCAATTCTTCATTCGTGAGGCCGAGGGCCGCCAGCTCGTCCAGAGCCCGCTCCTCACTCAGCCACTTGCGCGTACCGCGCTTGGGGACCAGCTTGTAGCCGGGCAGACGCACGCCCTGCTCCATCATCGTCTGCGCCAGCGCCCGCACGTCCGCGATCCACGTCTCCAGCAGATCGGCGTTAGCAACGTAGGCCGCGATCTGGTCGGCGTCCAGAGCCTTGATGCGCGTCTGTAGCGCCCGGTCTACGGCGCCCGTCAGCAGCGGGCACACCGGCTTGGCGGCGCACCAGCGGCAGTGGTCGCCCGACGTCAGCGGCGCGTCGGGCAGCAGCGCCGTCTTGACGGCGACAAACAGCTCGCGCTCGAAATTCAGGATACGCCCCGGCGTCGTCACCCACCGCTTGATGTGGTGCGGCGCGTGCGCAGGCTGCACGATAATCAGCTCGACCTCCTCGACGCCCTTGAACGCCCACCGCGTCGCGTCCGTCCGCATGGCTGCGGCGGCGTAGAACATCGCCTGCGCGTTCTCCTCCACATCGACCGCCACACCCGAGCCGAACTTCCAGTCCAGCACGACGGCGCGGCGACCGATGCGGCCGATCAGATCGGCCGAGCCAAAGACGCCGGGCAACGCATCACCAAAACCCACGACGGCCTCGACCTGAAACTCCATCTCCCTGTGCGGGTCCACCTCATCCAGCGCCCGCAGCGCCGGGATCAGCTTCTCGGCGTGCAGCTCCTCCGTCAGCGTGATGCCTTGGTAGGACGCGCCGATGTGCGACGCCGGGGGCGAGCCCTGCCCGAGCACGTCCGCGATGGCGTTGTGCAGCAGCGTGCCCTCGTCAGCGTACTTCGACGACGGCTTGGGCGGCATTTGCTGGACGAGGGCGACGGAGCCGGGGCAGGCGATGACGCGCTTGGCTGTCGAGCCGCCGACGATGTTTGAGTGTTGGGCCATTACTGAACCTTTCCTGATTTGCGAGAATGACCCTAGCGCAAAAGATTTTGGTATGCTAGAGATTTCTTTATGAGAGAAAGCGAAATCGAACGATATTTCGTTTGGGCCGTGGAACGGATGGGCGGGCGCTCGTTCAAGTTCCACAGCCCGAACCAGCGCGGCGTCAGCGACCGGATCGCCTGCCTGCCGGACGGCTCGACGTGGTTTGTAGAGCTGAAGACCAAGGGCGGTCGCCTGTCCGACCTCCAGCGCCTGTTCGCGCGGGAGATGGAGCGGCTGAACCAGAACTACGCATGTCTGTGGACAACGGAGCAAATTGACCAGTGGGCCTCCAACTTAGACCGTACCAGGACGACGCCGCCGACTTCATCTTCGCCCGCGACCGCGCGCTCGTCCTAGCGCCTGTTGGGAGCGGCAAGACCGCCATCACACTCACGGCGATGCAGGCGATGGTCAAGAGCGGCCACGCCAAGCGGTGGCTGGTGCTGGCCCCCAAGCGGGTCTGCACCGACGTGTGGCCGGTCGAGGCCCCCAAGTGGGCGCCCGGCCTCAAGCTGGCGGTCGCGGTCGGCACGCTGGCGCAGCGCCGTGCGGCCTACGAGAGTAACGCAGATGTGATCGTGACGAACTACGACAACACCCAGTCGCTGCCGCCGCTGTACATCGACGGCATCGTCTTCGACGAGCTGACGCGGCTCAAGAACCCGGCGGGCAAACGCTTCAAGGCGCTGGAGGCGCTCATCAAGGACGTGCCGATCCGATGGGGGCTGACGGGCTCGTTCACCTCCAACGGGCTGGAGGACGTGTTCGGCCAGTGCAAGATCGTGGACCAGAACCTGCTGGGCCGCGCCAAGGGCGCGTTCCTCCAGAAGTACTTCGTCTGCGTCAACCGCGACTTTGGTGAGTGGCAGCCGCGTCGCGGCGCGCTGGAGCAGGTCATGGCGGCCATCAAGCCCGCGACGTTCGTGCTGGAGCCGGGCGAGTACGCCGACAAGCTGCCGCCGCTGCACACGGTCGAGCTGCGCTGCAATCTGGTGGACCCCAAGCCCTACAACGACATGAAGCGCAAATTCGTGCTGGAGCTGGCCGGGGCCGAGATCGCGGCGCCCAGCGCCGCCGCCGTGTCGATGAAGCTCCAGCAACTGGCGACCGGGTTCATCTACGACAGCACCTCGACCGCGAGCGCCGCGCCGGGGCGGTTTCACGTGAAACAAGACACGCTCTGGGTGTCGTCCGAGAAGTTCGACCGGCTGGACGAGCTGCTGGAGGAGAACCAGCACGCCGACACCATCGTCATCTACAACTTCAAGGCTGAGCTGGAGGAGTTGCAGCGCCGTTACCCGCACGCCCGGACGCTCGACGAGCCCGACGCCGTGACGCGCTGGAACGCGGGCAAGACGCGGCTGCTGCTGTTGCACCCCAAGTCCGCCGGCCACGGGCTCAACCTCCAAGGTAACCCGAACGGTAACAAGATCGTGTTCCTGTCGCTGCCGTGGTCGCTGGAGCTGTACGAGCAGACGGTCGGGCGGCTGCATCGCGGCGGCCAGACACAGGACGTCTGGTGTTATGTCCTGATCTGTAATAAAACTATCGACGAACGGATGTGGCAGGCGCTGCACGACAAGCGCACCCTATCAGACATAGCGATTGAGGAGTTGAGAAATGACTGATGAATTGAGCCAGCGGACGCGGTCCCCCGGCACTACACTATACGCCCAGTGGCGGAACGCGGTCGAGGACGCCCCCGCGTGGCAAGACTTGCCAACGGCGCAACGCGTATCTTTTGCTTCTCTTGAGCGGCGTCTTGCGCTTACGAGTGCACTTCGATCACTTATCGCCGCCCCCCGTATTCAGGGTTTGGTAGACGACGCCACCCACAACAAGTGCATTATTTCAGATATAGCGAGCGAGGAACTACGGAATGTATAGCTGGCGGGAGCTGAACTCAAAGATCAGCGAGATGAGCGAGCAGGAACTGCTGGGCCTGATGGACGCGGAGCTGGAGGGCGCCAGACGCACGACCGTGCTGGTGCGCCTCCACCAACGCTACACGATGGTGCGCTGCACACGCGAGCGCGACGACATGCTCAGGAAGCTCGGCACCACGCCTGCCGTCGAGCATTGTTCAGCTTGACGCCTTCGATGGTCTGGGGCGTGTCCTTGGACGACCATGAGATCGGCGTCCAGACGAGACAGCTAGTCTCGTTTAAACCCGTCGTCGTGGAGCAACTCGCCGCGAGCAATCCGCTCACGCCCACGAGCGTCAGCTTCAAGAGACGCACGCAAGCGTATGATCGCCTCATGATCTAACTCCGCTTTTA